TCATATCAAACAACTTCTTTATGACTATTAATTATGGGATTAGTACAGAGATCTCTTGAGGATATTAAGGAAAGAAGAAAGAATATACTTGAAGGAGGAGTAAATTGTATTCCTTCTCCATTTAATTCTTTTAGATATGATTTCCCAGGAGTAGAGCTAGGTACTTATTACCTCATTTCAGGGTCATCAAAGAGTTCTAAGTCTAAACTTACAAACTTTTTGTTTCTCTTCAATACCATTATCTATGCTTACAATAACCCAGAGGCTGTAAGACTAAAGATATTTTATTGTCTGCTGGAGGAAAAAGCAGGGAATATTCTTATGAAGTTCATGTGCTATCTGCTATATATTATGAATAACATAAGAATAGATATTAAGACTCTTAAGTCTGTAGACGCAGGAAGAATAGTGTCTGCTGACATTATTGATCTTTTGGAAAGCATAGAGTATCAAGGTATTCTAAGGTTCTTTGAAGAACATGTAGACTTTGTAGATGATAGAAATCCTACAGGTATCTATCATACACTTACTAAGTATGCAGAAACTCATGGGACTATACACAAAAAGAAAAAAGATGGCTATGACAGAGAAATATTTGACTACTATGAGCCAAATGACCCTAATGAGTATGTCATGTGTATAGTAGATCATATCAGTTTGATTTCTACTGAAAGAGGCATGGATCTGAGAAACTCTATTAAGAAACTTTCTGAATATCTGAAAATAGTACGTAATAAGTACAATTATATTCCTGTAGTAGTTCAACAGCAGAACTCTCAGACCAATTCTCTTGAAGCTTTCAAAGCTCTTAGAATTAGTCCTACACAAAGTGGATGTGCTGATTCTCAAGATCCAGCCAAAGACTGTGATATGATGATTGGTATTACCAATCCTTTTGCCTTTATGCTTCCAGAGTATCAGAAATATGATATTACAAAACTGAAGAGCTGGGCAAGATTCATGGAAATTGTGTTGGGAAGAGATGGAGAAAGTAATTCTGTATTAGCCCTATACTTTGATGGAGCTACAGGATATTATGCTCCATTACCAAAGTTTACTAATATTACAGAACTTAATAAAGTATATAAGCTCATTCAAAAGAATCAGGAAAGTATTTCTAAGTGACTTTCTATATTCTTTTTAGTACATTAAAAAGTTATTTGCCTAGGACATCTATCTTGGGTAATTTTGCAAACATATAATTTAGAGTAGAAGTAAAAATGAGTAACATTGTATTGCCTACAGAACGTAGGAAAGCCACAGACTATAATCCAAGGCTGATGGTATTATTTGGTAAACCAAAATGTGGAAAGAGTACCTTAATGGCATCTCTTGATAATAATCTTATCATTGACTTGGAAGATGGTTATAGGGCACTTAATGTTATGTGTGTACAGGCAAGAAGTGCTCAGGATATTTTCCAGATAAGGCACTTGATTGAAGAAAAGAATAAGGAGAATGGTGATAAGCCTTTCTATAGGTTTATTACTATAGATAATGCCACAAGACTTGAGGAAATGGCTCTTCCTTATGCAGCTGTTCTATATAGAAGAACTCCTATGGGTGCTAATTGGGGCATGAAGAAAGATAAAATGGGTATTATCCTTAAAGATAAGAATGGTAGAGCTATTGTTGACCCTAAAGCTGATGTAAGGCAGCTCCCAAATGGTGCGGGCTGGTTATATATGAGATCAGCTATTAAGGAGATGGTAACTATGTTTAGACCTTTGTGTGATACACTTATATTAGTATGTCATGTAAAGGATAAACAAATTAAGAAAAATGATGAGGAAACTACAGAGATGTCCGTCGATATGGCTAAACTATACTGGCCCGCAGCTTAGTAATAAGCTGATGAAAATTCCGTATATGCTGGGAGTTCCTAAAGCTTCAAGTACCAAAGTGTGAAAATCTTGAAGATGTAACAATGGATAATCAGCAGGTGTGACTTTAAATATAAAGTAAAACCTCAACGACTATAAGGGAATATCCTTATATAAGGATAGTGATATAGTCTAAACTCAAACCAAAAAATATGAAAGATAATAGTAATTTAGTAAAAAAGATTTGTCCACAATGTGGAAGAGTGTTCTATGTGAAAAAAGGTAGAGGAGAAAAATATTGTCCCAAGCATAGAAAGCAAAGGGAATTATATGGTAGATTCTTAGATTCTAATCCAAGATGTAAATATGATCCTAATGAATACACAATACAGGGTAATATTGTAGAAGTTCAGACTTATACAAAAGATGATTTACCTTATGTAAAATTCACTGTTTCACTGGAGGATATAAATCTTATTATAAATTACAAATGGTCTGCAAAGCAAAAAAGTAATGGTATATACATTGTAAATGGCAAGCTTGGATATATACATAATGTTATAATGCCTCATAGAAACGGATTTACAGTTGACCATATTGATAGAAATCCTCTTAATAATACAAGAGAGAATCTTAGATATGCAACAAATAAGGAACAAAACTTTAATCAAAAGAAAAAAGATACAACTTTTGATATTAAAGGTATACAAGAAAGAAATAATAAATATCTTGCTTACATAAAACTATGTAATAAAAGATATTTGAGTCCTTATTATCCAAAATATGAGCAAGCTGTATATGCTAGATACTTATTAGAGCAACTTTCTCCATATAAAATGATAAATGGAAATATGTCTCAGTATATATCAAAATTATCAGAGGAAGAGAAAGTCTTAGTTAAAAAATGGTTTACAAATAGATTTAAAGATCGAGTATAAATGGGTAAAACAGGTGACATTATCTGTGGTGAAGCTGATGCTATTGGCTATGTAAGTAGGCAAGGTAATAAGACTATTATTTCCTTCAAAGGAGGAGATAATAACATTAGAGGCTCAAGACCTGCACATCTTAGAGAAAAAGAGTTTGTAGTAGCAGAATCTGATGCAGATAGTAATGTTAAGGTGGATATGAGTAAAATCTTCCTTGACAATAAATAAATTTAATCAATTAAACAACAATTTAAAAATTATCAACAATGAAAAAGAGTATTTCTTTCGATGAATTTCAGAGTGTAAAACGTGTAGCACAAGCTTGTAATCCTCTTAAGGTAAAGAGAGATAAGGTGCAGGCTAAGATTGAAGCCCTTCAGGCTGAGTATAATGCTTATGATACTCAGATTTCTGCTCTTGAGGCAGGTATCAAGAGTATTATTGGCTTCCGTACAGAAGAGCTTGTTAAGAAGATCATTGTGCCTGGAACAGATAAGAATGGTAAGGAGATTAAGACTACCAAGTATGTTCCTACTGATATTGTTACTTATGATAAGGACAAAAAGCAGTATGTCATCACTATTCCTGATGCTTCAGAGGCTAATGAAGATACAAATGCAAGTGATACTGAGGAGGAAGTATCAGAGGATGCACAGCAGTCTAGTAATGAGTAATTTCTAATAGATAATATATTTAACAACAAACCATTTATAAACATAAGATTATGATTAATTTTTCATTCCTTGCAATTGGTAAGACAGGTGAGTCAAAAGAGGCAGTAGAGTTTAAGAAGTATATTGGTGTAGGAGCTTCTACAGTATTAGCTGTTAATCCTACTAAGGCAGAGCTTGAAAAGATCTATGGCACTGACAATATGAATGAGCCAGAGTATCTTAAGGAGGATGACAAAGGTAAGGCTGCCTTCATTACATTCATTGTTAAGACTGATCCTGACCAGTGTGGTGGTGTTGAGACTATCAACAGATTGATGTTTACTCTTCGCAATACTCCTGCTTATAATAAAGATCAAACCAAGGTTCAGGTTATTGATGACTATGGCAATAGCACTTGGGCTTCTGTAGAAGATGCAAAGGCTGGAAAGAAGCTCCTGTCTTCCAGTGGTAAAGAGCTTAAGATTGCTCCTAAGTATCGTATAGCTTGCACTGGAGAGGCTGACCTTGTATCCTTCCTTAAGACTTATCTCTGTGTAGATGATGCCTTTAATTATGTAAATGGCTCTTGGGTTCTTAAGGACAATGCTTCTGACTATCTGTTTAGTCTTGAGCATATCAAGGATTATTTCAAGGGTGATTTCTCTGAAATCAAGGAGGCTATTGCTCTTCAACCTAATAATAAGGTAAAGCTACTCTATGGTGTACGTACCACTGATGAAGGTAAGCAGTATCAGGCCATTGCTGCAAGGGATAGATTCTTCTTGCGCAATTCTGCTGGTTCTAAGGCTTATGAGAGACTTGAAAAAGAGCTTGCCAATGTTAAGCAAAATGGTGGTTGGGCTAACACTGAGTATAGAGTACAGGAGCTTGCAGAGTATAATGTTGAGGCAACCAATCTCAATGATGCTCCTTTAAATGATAGTACAGAATCTGAGGATGATCTTCCTTGGTCATAAATTAATCGTTTAGCAATATTTCATTATGGTGATAGGCAAGACAGCATCAAGTATTTCAAAGACAGAGATTCTCCAGCATTATTCTGAAACTGAAGTGTTATCCATAGTTTTTCCATGGATTAAATCTCTGCCTTGTCTTGTCTGCTCTCCTTTAAGACAGGACAATAAACCATCATTCAGTATATATGTCACCAATGGTGGACATATAAGGTTTAAAGACCATGCGACTGGAAAGAATGGAACATTGCTTGATCTTCTTTGTCAATATTGGAACTGTACTATCTCTCAAGCTCTTGAGAGAATAAGTAAGTTCTTTGTTGACAAAGATAATATTGTCATCAAGCCTAAACAGATTAAGACATTCACCCGTAAAGAATATAATCATCTTACATCTCTTCAAGTGGCAGTACGTCCTTGGAGAGATTATGACTATGCTTATTGGAGCAGCTATGGAGTAGAAAAGAAATGGCTTCACTATGCTGAAATATACCCTATATCCTTTAAGATAGTCACTAAGAAACTATCACTAAAAGATAAAGGTAAGAGATATATCTTTCCTGCTGACAAGTATGCTTACTGCTTTGTAGAAAGAAAAGAAGGTAAATTGTCACTAAAGATATACCAACCTTTCAATACTCGTGGTTATAAATGGTGTTCTAAGATGGACAGCTCTGTTATTGGTCTGTGGACTAAGATTCCTAAGACTGGTGACAGGGTTGTCATCTGTAGTTCACTTAAAGATGCCTTGTGTGTCAGCTGTCAATTACATATTCCTACATTGTGTTTGCAAGGTGAGGGATATAATATGTCTGAAACAGCAATCAATGAGTTAAAACGTAGATTCAATAAAGTATATGTTTCATATGATGGTGACAAAAGTGGAGTAGATGATGCTAAAAAATTATGTGAAAAAACAAAATTCATTAATATACCTTGTCCAATAATAGGCAAAGCTAAAGATTGGTCAGATATATTTCATTACTTTGGAAAAAGTAGAATGATTTATGAATTTAATAAAGCCATTTCTTCTTGATGCTTCTTAGTTTTTTCATGTAATTCATTAAGTATCCTCTCTCTATTCTTTAAATACCATTCATGCTTCTTATCTTTTCTAAGTTTATTTTGCTTTGTATAGTATTCTTTATAATTCTCTGGATTGTTACACTTCCAACGTTTATTAGCTTCTCTATGTCGCTTTATACGTTCTTCCTTTGGTAAGGCATTATCTTTTTCAAATTGATTAAATGCTATTCTTCCAGCAGTTAATGCATCTAGCATATTTTGAGTAGGTGGAATATCTTTCCAACCTTGATTTCCTCCAGGTAGAATATTATATAACTTCTTGCCTTTACTCTTATAATCTGCAATATAGAAAACTTCAAGTTCATTTAATCGTTCTACAAGATCTTGCTTAGAATCTGACTTAATGGTTTCAAGGATTTCCAAAGTAAATTGTTCTGGATGGGCATGATATTCATTATCAAAATAAGAATGAGTATCAGTTTTCCCTTTTCTATGAGACCAGTCTCTTTTCTTTAATCTATCTCTTGTTTGCCCGATATAATACATATCTTGAACAGAATTGTAGTATCTATAAATATATCCTGTCATAAGGTAAAATTTTTATATTGTTTAGCAAAGATATTAATAAATACCGAAGGTTGTACTGAATTAAAAGAACTGCTAAGAAAGTTAAATAAGTTAACTTAGATACTGATATTAAATTTAATAAATTATTTCAATAACCATTAATTATTTATAAACATGAAAGCAACAATTGTAAACACCGTAGACAACACAACTAAAGTAGTAGAACTTCCTGAGGCTGTAACAGATCTTAGTGGACTTAAGCACTTTCTTAGTATTAGTGATGGGCAGTTCTTTGAGGGTACTACTCATACAGATCTCACAAGTGATAGACAGAGTATTCCAGCTATCCCAGCTGACAAGGCTGATAAAGGCTATGTATTCTTTGTATCACCTGCACAAAATAAGTTTAAGAATGGTGCACTTACACGTAAAGAGTGCTATGCTTATGTCAAGGAACATAATCTTGGGGATCTTGTAAAAGAAACATTTGGACGTAACTTTACACAGGTTTCTACCAATGACCTCAATAATATTATTTGTAATGCAGGCAGAGTGTCTGATACAGCTACAGCTCCTGTAGATACTGCTTCTACAGATACCTGTAATCAAGAGGCAGCTGCTGCACCTACTGTAGAGAATACTTCTGTTCCTGCAACAGAGAAGGAACTCTGGAAGACATTAGTTAAAATGCTTAATACTGTTGATGCTACAGAATGTAAGCAGCTGTATACTACCCTTAGTGCTGGTATAGATAAGGTATTCCCAAATCCTTATTCTGCCCAGGATCTGGCAAATATGCATAGATAATATCACCATTAATTTTTTATTCATAGGCATACTATTCATAGAGGATAGTATGCCTTATTTTTTTATGTTATTATGGCAAAGTTAGAAATAACAGAAGAGGAAAAACTAACGCTAAAAGAGCTCAATGCCATTATAAAAGCATTTAAAGAGTTCTATCCTGAGGATAGAATGGATATACAGGCAGCAAATAGTCTAATATTAAAAGCAATAGAAGATGGTTATGATTCTTTTCCAGATAATGAGAAAGAGGATCTTTATGCTGTTATATTAGATCGTGGAATAGAAGTACAAATCATAGTTCACTATGATAGTATTGAACTTACTAATGATAATGGTAATAAGTATACTATTTATGATGTATATGTTAGGCATAAGTTTCCATATCCTAGTCTCAGTCTTGCAAGAGCTTCTTTTACAAAAAAAGAAATAGCTAAAGGATATATTCATTCCCATGTACCTAAGGGAAGATTTACTGACTTTAGAGATTTTTGCTTAGGAACAGGTGATACTCCTGTTAATATTATAAGAGCTAATATTAATAAAGCCTTACGAGAGCATAACACAGATAATATAGGACTACTTACTAATATTTACATTGTTCAAGTAGAAAGAACTCTTAGAATTGAAAGTAATGAGGGAGTTCCATATATCTCCTTTACAGACATTACCTCAGATTATAATCAAAGCCCTATTGAGGTTAATCCAAGTTATTACTTTGAACATTCTAATTCTGTTCTTAATAGAATAAAGAAATTTATTATCTACTATAGTAACTTGAGACTTGATGACTTCTATTATGATGGAAAAAACTGGCAACTCAAGGCTTCTGATGCTGAGTTTATCACTCGTGTTACCAAAGTAGCAAAGAAGAGTAAACTCATACTTAGCAGTATGTATGAAGAAGTATACTGCATAGGTGGACTATATTATTGCAAGAAGAATCAAAAAAATTATTATCTGAATGAAAATGCCTACATGTATTTTAAATTTAAAGGTGAGTATCCTACAGTTAAGATATTAGCAGATCATTCTAATGAAGAATACTATAATGTCAAAATCCTCAAACTGTGTTATATAAATCTTATTTATAATTATTTAATCAACTTAATTAATAGTGTTTATGCAATCCAATCAGAAGACAACTTTCGTTCAAGAGCACACAAAATTAAGACTCATCTTCTCAAAACTTTGTGAAACCAAAGTAAGGGCTCTTTGTAATTTACTGCCTAATAATGAATGGAGTGGTGCAGCATTCTATACCTATATAAAAGAGAATGGAAATATTGTACTCAAAGTAGAGGACTTTTGTCTACAAGATATAGGAAGTGGCGTATATACAGAGTATGATATGAATGGTGATACCGCTTCTTATTATGCTGAGCATATTGATTCACTCTTAGGATGTAAGATAGCTACTCTTCATTCACATAATAAAATGAGTTGCTTCTTTTCAAGCACGGATGTCTCAACTTTACATGAAGCCAGCTCTCAGATGAACAATGTATTGTCTATAATTGTTAATAATGCTGGTTCATATGTTGCTAAATTTACACAAAAGGAAGAGGTACATCATGATATTCTTAATGTACAGACAACAAAAGAAATTAGCACAATGTCTTATATGGGAGATGAAAATAAATCAAATAGTAGTATCTACCATACAAGCAATAGAACAGCAGATGATTTTACAAGAATACTATGTTATGACTGTGAAATTGAAAAGCCTGCAATTGACTCAGCAACTCAAGAATACAAGAGTATAGAGGAGCAATATAAAGTAGAAGTAGCTAATATTATAGCAGCTAAAGAGGAAGAGAAAAAGAGTAAAATCACTGCAAATGCTACTAATATTGCATCCCAATATATGTATCCATATTATATGGATAAGGACAATAATTCTCATACAATAGGAGAGTTGCTGCAAAGCATTTACAACTTATCATTTAATATATACTCCTTTGTACATAGTACAGATGATAATGTTGCTGCTTATAATCCTTACTTACTCAAGAAGCACGGATCATACATATTTTGGGTAGCATTTATTGATGCTTGGCAAGATTTTTTCAATCCATCAGTGCAACAGATAGATCATGTATACAATGCTATAATGTCAGATAAAAGAATTGATGACACTGAAAAGAATAATTTATTGTTGGTCTTAAGTGATGTAATTTGGGATTTAGAGGAGAGCAACACAGAAGAAGCCAACATCTTTGGTAATAACAATATTCAAAACATTAATACAACTGAATAATGCAACAGTTTTTTTATGGAACAATCCAGACAATTAAGCATAATTCCTCACTAGATAATAACATTAGTGATGATTGCTTTGCTTATCTTATGGATAATGGAATCAGTGTACCAAAACTTAATAGTATAAGTACTGATTTAGGCAGCTTGTTTACAAATATTTTAGTAGACAACTATAATAAATTACCTGTTTGTGTTAGTCATACTGCATATACTTTTTACTTTAATTTCCAGTGTAATAATAAAACGATAATATTACTGCCTTTAACAACAAGATGGGTGCTTTATTATCTTAAAATGTTTGGAGTTAAAATTAAGGTAGAAAAAGCTTATAGATCATTGCTTGATGACTATGACAAATTTATAATGGATCTTGTATTTATAGGTAAATCTGATATTTGTATACCTGTATTTAGTGAGTATATTAAACAATGTAAGAAAATAAAGTTTAGAAGCTCTCCTTGGCAAAAAGAGGAGGAGGAAACAGAAACTCCTAAGAGTAAACTTACTGATGTTAATGCAAGATTTAGAGGAGCAGAGTGGTTTAGAGCTGCACAAAATAATGTAGCACTTGTTGGTGCTGGTGGACTTGGATCAAATATAGCAGTATCTCTTTGCAGAGTACTAGGAGATAAAACACTAAGAATATATGACAAAGACATTATTGAGCAGAAAAATCTTGCTGGACAGAACTTTGGTATATCAGATATAGGACGTATTAAAAGTGCCGTAGTGTCAGTACAATGTGAAAACTTTAATCCATATATACACACAAAAATTAAAGGAAACTTCTCTCCAAGTGACTCATTTGATGATATTCCTATAGTTATTACTGGTCTTGATAATATGGCTGCAAGACAACTTGTGTTTAGTAAATGGATGCAACGTATAGATGATTTTAAAGAGTGTTTAAACTCAGATTGTAACAAAGACTGGTATATGTCTCAACTTAAGTTAAGTTTACTGATAGATGCAAGACTGAGTGCTGAGAAATGGCAGATTCTTTGTGTTGATCCATCTAATGAAAAGGCTATAAAAGAGTATGAAGATAAGTGGCTATTTGATGATAGTGAGGCCCAGGAAGATGTATGTAGCTATAAACAGACAGCCTTTGCTGCTCAGATGTGTGCTGGATATGTAACTAATCTGTATATCAATTTCTGTAGTAATCTTAATAAAGATATTAATGACCCTCTTAGAAGATATGTACCATTCCTTACAGAGTATGATGCAACACAAATGATTTTAAGATTTAAGGACTTATGAACAAAAAGATAAATAAATTATATACTGTCTTTACTGATGCAGTAATTGTCTCTGATAGTGTGTATCTTAATGCCATAGAAGGATTTGATGTTATGGATAAAGGGCAGATAATGGCAGATGGTGATTTAGCAACCCTAATTGGAAATAAATCTCTATTTGGAAATATAGCTGAAAGCGTGATCTATAAATATTCAAATCCTGTTACTTCTGAGCTGTGGTTTTTATCAAATTATTTTATAGCTTACAGTAGAGATGATAAATCTATACCTGAGATACTGATGGTAGTAACAAGAAGTACATGTATTGCAAAGAGTATTACTGTGCTTAATAACTTCCAGTATGCACTTGGAAATATAAGAAACATTAAAATAGTCTCTTCATTAGGATATTTAAGCAGCCCTACACGTGTAATTCTTAATGCTTGTTGTGATAACTATAAGTGTGATAAGGTTAAGCTGCCAGTAGTAATATGACAATAGAAGAATACTTTGATGACTGGAGTAAAATAGTTAATATTGGAGAGGCAAGTAGATTGGCAATTAAGCTACAGAGATCTAAGCAACTTATTTGTCCTAAACTGTGTGATATTTATTATGCATTCAGACTCTGCAAGTTTCATAACTTAAGAGTAGTGATTATAGGTCAGGATCCCTACCCTAACTATACCAATGGACGTCCTGTAGCCACAGGCCTTGCCTTTGCCAACTCTTCAGATACTCTTGAGAAAGACTATTCTCCTTCCTTGAAGGTTCTAAGGGATTCATTTATTAACTTTGGTATGCCTCATGAAAGTATTAACTTTGACAGCAGTTTGGAGAGTTGGGAGAGACAAGGGGTGCTGCTACTCAATACAGCACTCTCTTGTATAAAAGACAAAATAGGTAGTCATACACTCATGTGGAGACCCTTTATCACATCCTTTCTTACTAATCTCTCAAAAGCTGCAACAGGCATTGTATATGTGCTAATGGGCAGTGATGCACAGTCACTAAAACCCTATATTAATGATAGGTTTAATTACATCATAGAGACTAAGCATCCTGCTTATTATGCAAGAACACATAGTCAAATGCCTAATATATGGAACAAAATAAATCAGATTCTTATAGACCAAAATGGCTATGGAATTAAATGGTATAATTCTTAAATTATGAAAGCATGAAAAAGTATGTTCTTAAAGACACAAATGAAGTAGTAGACTTTGGTGACATCATTGAACTTGTTCTCATCAAGAGTAACCCAGATGGAACTGATAAGCATAGAGTAAAGATGGTTAAGTTTAGTGAGGAGCTTATTCCTTTGCTCCTTGAAGAGGGTATTCTTGATGTTCAAGATGATGAAGATACTAATGAGGAACTTAAAAAGAAACCTTTGATTGATTTCTCTAAAGATGATGATACCAAGGAAGATAAGGAGGATGAGGATTCTGAAGATTCAGAAGATTCAGAAAATTCAGAAGAGGATGCTTATATGAAAGAATTTATGGATGCTCTTGTTGATACTCTTGAAACCTTAGGTAAGTCAGTAAAGGCTGTTGATGAGGAAGTTTATAGCTTATCAAAGAGAGTAAAAGCTCTTGAGGAAAAGAACTGCTGTAAGAAAGGAAGATGTCCTTTGACTGAGAAGGAAGCTTTTGCTGATAAGGATGATTTTATCAATCATGTTTTCACTACTAATAAAGCTATTAAGGTATTCCTTAACGGATTTATATCATTAGCTGATGATTGAGAATAAAAAGATAAAGAATGCCCATCCTAAAGAATATAATGGTATTCAATTCAAGTCCCTTGCTGAGGTAATGGTCTATAAGACTTTACTCAGTAAGGGAATTGAGCCTAAGTATGAGGCTGAAACATATTATATTCTTGATGGAACTACAGTAACTGTACCTTTCTATACTAAGAATAAGTTTAAAAGAAAAAACCATAATATAGAGGTAGTCAGCAAGTTTACTTGTAAGGATATGAGACCACTTACTTCTATGATTTATACACCTGACTTTACATTTGACTATAAAGGAAAGCATATAATAATAGAAGTAAAGGGATTTTCTACAGATACCTTTGTATATAGGTTTAAGATGTTTAGAGCATCACTTGAAAAGAGGGAAGATAAAGATAAAATAGAATTATGGGAGATATACACAAAAAGGCAGTTACTTGAGTGTTTAGAACATTTAAAACAAGAAACCAATGGAAATACAAAAGGAACTTAAAGACATTGCATGGAACGTAACAGAAGAACAATACAGAGCAGATCCTGCACTCTCCTACTCTACTCTTGCAAGATATGAGAGAGAAGGATTTAATAATCTTGATCATCTGTTTGACCACATAAGCTCTCCATCTCTTACCTTAGGTTCATGTGTAGATACCCTTATTACAGGTTCTCAAGAGGAATTTGATAAGCTGTTCTATGTTGCTGATATTCCATCTATAGGAGATAAAGAGAAAGATATTGCTGATAATTTGTTTAGTAAATATGGAAATCAGTATTCTTCTATGGTAGATATTCCCCAAGAGAATATTCTTACAGTAGCTAATGAACTTGCTTTTCAAAAGAACTGGAGGGATGATACAAGAGTTAAGGTACTTAGAGAGAGATGTTCAATCTATTATGCTGTTAAAGCTAATGCTAGTGATAGAACTGTTATAGACCTTAATACTTATTATAAGGTATCTGCAATGGTTAAAGCACTAAAGGAAAGTCCTTCAACTCATGGTTATTTTGCAGATAATGATGAAATGTCTCCTGTTAGAAGATACTATCAACTAAAGTTCAAAGCAAAGTTTGAGAATGTAGAATATAGATGTATGGCGGATTTAATTATTGTAAATTATGAGAGTAAAGATGTCTACTTAATTGATCTCAAAACTAGCCATAAAAGTGAATGGGACTTTTATAAAAGCTTTATAGATTGGTCATACAGTTGCCAAGGGCGTTTG